CACTGGATCACCTTTTCTAGCTGCTGGCCTGCCATCAATGAATACCGTGGGACTGCCTGAAGCTATATTGTATGGGCTACAATGCGGAACCCCGGCGTCACCTTGTCTTGCTGCTGCTGGCATTTTCAATCCTCATAAGTCGTAAAAATTTATCATGCCAGGAATCAATCTCTTCGTGCTGCTCTCGAGAATGTGGCTCAGGAGGTATCTCAGGAAGGAATTCTATCACATGATCAAAATCGTTGGGGATATCTTCGTACTGATCATACTCAACCAGCTGGTCGCCCTGCATGATCACAAATCTATGTCCCATACTTTATTTATGGGAGTAAAATGTCAGATCAATTGTATATTGGTAGTGCTTTGCATGTATTGGTCAGCAAATGCTTTATCGCTGGCCACTGCCACGGTCACAGTAGATTTGCTCAAAGCAATGTCTTTGTCCGGTGCCACTGTGAACAAATAGGGCATGAGTCCGGGACCTTTTGCGCCCATAGCGATCACCATGGGTTTTGAAAGTTTGTAGTGAGTGAGTGTTTCTTCATTTAGCCGGGCCACTAGTTCCTCACCTGATGTGAGTTTGAATGTGACCACTTCGTTTGGGCTTACGCCTTTGTCTATTAGCATTTAATCTCCGTATCCGCCGGCGGTTTCTTCGATGTATTTTCTCAGTTCTGTGAATCCGCCAACGTGATTGTTGTTCACAAAAATCTGTGGAACTGTTCTTGCTGTGGGCACTGCTTCCAACAAGTCTTCTCGGGTGTATCCGTGCCCGATTTTCTTTTCTTCATATGCGATATTCCTTTGCTCTAATAGAGCTTTGGCTTGGTCGCAGAAGGCACAGTTATCTTTGCTCCAGACTATGGCTTTCATTGTATTCTCCTTACAGATTGGGTAGTTGATCGTAGTCAAGGCTTTCGCTCATCACGCCGATAACATAGTTAGTTGATTCGTTCTCTTGCAGTGCAGTTTGTTTCTTGGATGTATCCGAATGTTTGTTGAACCAAGGAATGGGTGTGTTTCTTGGAGCAGGTGATTGATACTTGATACCGATATCTTTGAGTGCGCCCACTGCTGTGTAATCCACAAAGTCTTTGAGAATGTTGGCGTTGAGTCCAATCACCGGTCCTCGGTTAAACAAGTAGTCCGCCCAGGTTTTTTCTTCTCGAATTACATCCATGTATAACTGATAAACTTCAGCTTCACATTCAGCTTTGGCCTCTGCAAAGCGTGGATCTTCTTTGATCACTTGGTTGATCATGAATGCCGTCCATTCTTTGTGTAACAATTCATCCTGTAAGATCAAGCTGATGATGTTACCATTACCAATAAAGATCTTGTTCTCTACCATGGCCAGGCTTGTGGCAAATGATACCATGAAACGGAATGCCTCTAATGCATAGCTGGCATGCAGAGCCATCCATATGGCTTTTATGTGACTTTTTTCACTTACTGTCTTTGGATTGATCTCTTTGAAGCAATTCAACACATGTAGTTTGTCATAGTAATCGCCCACGCTCGACGCCATATCAATAATCTCTTTAGTGTCATGGATGGTGTTGAACACATCCTTGGGCACATTGTAGATGTTACGGATGATATGGCTGTAACTACGACTGTGGATGTTGGTCTCAAAGAAACTCCAGTTGTACATCAATGCTTCTAGTTCAGGCAAGCTCACACATGGAGTGAATACCTGTGCTGGGCCGCGCCCTTGCAGACTATCCAATGCCGTCTGACGCAATAGGTTTGATGTAAAGATATGTTTCACGGCATCACTCGCGTCTTTGAAGTCGGTGGCATCCTTGCTGAGACTGATCTCTTCGGGTACCCAAAAGAAACCACGAGCAGTCTGTTCTATCTTTTGTATCTTGTTGTATTTGACTTCTTCAAATCGTTGGATAGTTACAGGACCTTCAGGATCCAGAAACATCTTGCGATTGAGATAATCGGTTCGTGTGGTTAGATTATATTGTTGTTTTGACATTTATTTTTAATAGGTGAGGGAACACGCTGAAAATTACCCTATGATTTAATTACAAATAACTGATAGAAAATTTTACACCAGTTTCATTTATCCAACGGCTCCAATATCCTATCCAGACAGAATCTGTTGGTTTGCCAAGATCTGCTGCCTCTTGATCTATCCATTCATATCCTTCTTCTACTATAGACAATCTTCCATCATCTATGAATGGTTGTCTATGGGCTTCTTGGCGGATCTTGGCTTGTGCAAATTCATCTTGCTGTGCTTGAGGCAAGGTAGCAATCCAATCAAGGAATTGCAGTTGTGGGGCGCCTTTGGGCCAGGTATATTCAAATTTTTGTATTACTGACATTGTTGTCTCCTAAAGTTTACATGCTTCACAGTCTTCCGCATCATCAAAGTCTATGGGCATGAGTGGTGCATCCTCGGCTACCTCTTTGCTGCCTTGCTTGTTGATCAAACTGTAATAGAAAGTTTTTAATCCCCACGCATGTGATTGCATGAGATTTTTAGCAATCAAGGTAGTAGGAACTTTGCGATCTACGAAATGTGCAGGATTGTAGAATGTATTGGTTGAGATACTCTGATCCACATAGGCTGCAATCACTGCTGCGGTTTTGAGATAACCTTCACAATCCTTCTGCTCCCACATCATCTGGTATTTATTTTTTAATTTGTGATATTCAGGAACCACTTGCACAAAACTACCGGCCTTGCTTTCCTTTACGCTGATCAAGCTCATGGGCATTTCAATGCCATTGGTACTATTGATCACCACACTACTGGATTCCACTGGTGCTACTGCCATCTGTGTGGCATTACGCACACCATGTTGTTTCATGTTGGTGCGTAGTGTTTCCCAATCCAGTTCCGGAGCGAAGTCAGCAAGATCATTTACTCCCTTGGCCCTGAGTTCCCAAGGGAATACTCCTTTGCCATAGCGTGTGTGTTCACTGCCCAAGCAAGCCCCGCGCTCTTGTGCCAGTTCCACTGACGCTTCTGTGAGATAGAACGCCATGTGTTCCATCCAACTTTTGATCTCGGCTAGAGCATCCTTCTCCCCGTAACGCAGACCTCTCTTGGCGTGCCAGTAGGCGAGGTTGGTGATGCCGATGCCGAGTGGTCGGATCTCATCGTTGGACAGTTTTGATTGGATGGATAAGAAGTCTTGGTAATCAAGAATGTTATTGAGACTGCGGTGCAGAATGCGGGCAGCACGACGAATATCTTCTGGATTACGGAAGGCTCCCCAGTTGAGACTTCCCAACGTGCAAAGTGCGATACGACCAGTAGGATCATCCAGCCGCTTAAAGGAACGAGTAGGCAAAAGTATTTCACAGCATAAGTTACTCTGGTAGATGGTGTGATATTCCGGATCAAACGGTCCTTGGCTCATCACATTGTCAATGAACACTAGATATATACGTCCAGTGTCTGTTCGTTCTTTGAGAATACCACTCTTGAAAACTTCCTCCGCAGCCATCGTCTTCTTACGCAGGCCTTTCTGCTTTTCATATTTGCAGTAAAGTTCTTCAAACAGTGCAGTATCTTTATAAAATGCTTCATATAAATCAGGAACCTCGTTAGGGTCAAAGAATGTTATGTTTTCCTTGTTCTTGAAACGCCGCCAGAAAAATGCGGATAGAACCACACCATAGTCCATGTGTCGCACACGGGTTTCTTCTGTGCCTTGATTGTTCTTGAGCACAATAAGATCATCAAACTGATGATGCCAAATAGGATAAAAAACAGTAGCACTTGCATTGCGGATACCTCCTTGTGAGCATGAACGTAGATCACCGAACCACTTCTTCAAGAAAGGTATCATGCCGGTGTGCATGATTTCACCACCACGGATGGGACTGCCCAACGGACGCAGTCTTCCAATCTCAAGACCAATGCCAGCTCGCTTGCTGGCATACTTGGCCATCATCTCACCACTAGCAAAAATGCTATCAAGATCATCGTCACTACGAATAAGAACGCAACTAGAAAACTGCTTAGTAGGAGTGCCAAGGCCAGCAAGTACTGGAGTGGCCAAAGTGAATAATCCGTCACTTGCTGCATTATAGTATTCTTTGATATATCGCATTCTTGCAGTGTTGGGTTCTTCTTTGTGGAAAACGGTAGCTGCTGCAACCATGTATCGAATTTGAGGTGTTTCATAAGTTTCCTTAGTAGCACGATTTTTCACTAGATACTTTTCAATCAATTGCTCAATCGCAGCATAACTGAGACTCTCATCCTTGTCGTGATCGATCATGTCCTGCATACGGTTCCAGTCATCCTCTGAATACCACTCTAACAGTTCAGGAGTATAAAGACCAGTTGTAACATTTTTCTTTACGATTTCGTAAAGGTGTGGTGGATCGTAACTGCCATATACATCTTTGCGTAGCATGCTCAGTCGTTGTTTGCCGGCCACGTATTGATAGTTGGTATGACCCACATCAGGATTTGATTCCACATCAATTAGATCCACAATGGCTCTGAGTGTGATACCATCAATCTCTTTGGTAGTGATGCCATCGTAGAAATGCATCTGTGCTTTGATCTCTACCATGCTTTGACTTACGTCTGCTATACCCGAGCATACCTTGGCGATCTGGGTCTGCCATTTTTCTAGTGCCAGTGGCTCTCTACGGCCATTACGTTTGATAACTGTGATCTGTGTCATTTCTGCTCAATATAGTTGTTGTTTTACTTCGCGCTGTGCGATGTGATGTTTGCTTTGTTGGAGACGGGTATTTAACTCAAGATCACTACCCCAATTCAATATATATTTTCCACCTTGAACTTGGACTAAATTGCCCTGTTCGGTCTCCACTAATTCAGCGTCTTGTATATCATCACGATCCAGCACAGTGATAGTATACAGGATTCCCAGCCCGCGAGCAAGATCACAATAGATGTTATCGCTCAAAAGTTGCCAGGGATCTGGCCAATCCGGCCGATCGTCCCAGTGCAGATGATATGCACGCCAGGGTGTTCGTTGCCACCAGGCATTGATTTCATCAAGAGCGTCGGAGGTAGGAAGATCGCGAACACGATCTCGCAATGCTGTCCACGCCGCTAGGCGTTGTTCAAAGGTTGAGCCCCACATCAGGCAAGTAGAGTTACTGAATAATTTAAAGTGGCATTGATGCCAGTATTAGCGGCGCTGGCCAACCAGCTGACCTGACCTGCTAGTTCCTGTACACCAAAAGTTACATTGGTGGTTGAGTTTTGTACACCAGTATCGGATCCTTGCAAGCCGGTGCCGGCATTGTCTGTTCCGGCCACAATGGTGTAAACACCGGTGCGTGTGGCAGTATCTCGAACTATGGTATAATTGATCTGCACAGCTCTGATTGCTGACGCAAAAAAAGTAAAGATCACCTGGTTGAGTGTGTTGTTATTAACAGTGGCTGACACACCAGTCTGCCGAATATAAGTGCCTTGTTGAGTTTGAGCTGCTCCATCAAACGCGATGTTAATGCCATCATTGATGTTGATACGTGGCCAGGTGCCGGAATACGCAGTTGTACGCTGGAACATGTCTCCGATACTGACATTGTTGGTGCCTACAAAACTGATCACCGCAGTGGATGGTGCTGTGGTCCCATTGAAGTGATTGCCTACATCATAAAACATATTGTAACCACTGGCATTCATCACGGTGTCAGTTGCGATGTAGATTCCCTCGGCATAGATGTTGTCGAACACATTACCCAAGATGCGGAATCCAGTAGGACCTCCATTAACCGGTGATGGATCACCTAATTGTATGCCTTGATAATGTGTATTAAATGTACTCTCTGTGACCAAGCATCCGGATACCTGATTCTGAGTTTGGATGGCCCAGGTGGTACCACCAAATGTACATCTGCGGAATGTGATATTGTTACAAACTAGACTCAATGTGGATGAAAAATGCACACATGCGATGTTGTCAAGAGAATCTCCAAGATCGGTTTCGACCAATGGTCCTTTAAAACTCACATCTACAAAAGTACATTGTGATGCATCCTCTACAAAAAATACATCTACCAATTCCAAACTCTCGAATCCCATGTTAGATATAGTGATATCTATAGGAGCTGTGGCACCATTGGTTCCGATGTTTACTCCTGTCTGTTGTAAACTGTCTCCAAACCTCGCCACATATGCACTCAATGTAGAAGTGGGGCTTGATGTGTCTAACACAATCACGCTGGAATTGATTCCTTCACCATACAACATAGCATAAGGTGGAATGATAATGGATTCAGTGACTAGATATCGTCCTGCTGGAAAAAACAATGAACGGCGAATCTGTGGATTAGATTCTCTGCAATACAACTGATACAACGCTCGGTTGATGGCTGCTGTGTCATCGGTGACACCATCGCCCACTGCACCAAAATCCAACACACTAGCAAATTGATCCAACCATTGCTGTAGATTCAAACTTACCGGACTACCCGATGTGGCACCAGTCTGCACGGTGTATCCAGCAGCAGCACCCGCATATGTGTAGGCACCATTTACCAGCAAGAAATCTGAAAATTCAGTTAGAATTTCAGTGTTACCTATTACAGGAGCACCGTCTTGAAGTGTGCCATTGCCGATGAACAATCTTCGTTCATCAGTTGCCCAGCCCAGTTCTGCACCGGCTAATTGCGGTAGATTTTCTGCCAGACCTTTGCGGTTTGTTATTCGTGATACTTGAACTATTGCCATGGGAGTCCTAATTCTGTGCTGTATTTAGCCAGAATCAGCCGGGCAGTCTAGATGTGCTTGGTGTAATATTCTTCTACTTTGCGCCACCACAGATCACGATAACGATCGTATTCTGTGCCCTCCAGCACAAACTCCTGATATTGTGGCTTCGAGACGAGATTGTGATGTTCATCAACATTGGGTTTCACACACATCAAGATCACACCTTTGCGTATTTTTGTGCCATGCAGTTCGTTATGTGCTTCTGCATAGGCGCATAACTGTACAAAATAATCGTCAATCCATTCACGCTTTTTGGGCTTGTTGGTTTGCTTATAATCTAGGATGGATTCTTCGTTGAGATGTATACCAGCACCATCAGTTGTGCCTGCATAGATCTTTGGAAAGTATAGTGGAACTTCAATTCCCCAAAATTCTGTTACATTTTTTAATCCATCACGGATCACAGTCTTGGCCATCTCGTGGCTACTCCAGCTGAATGGGTTGGTTCCGCGTTCTTTGATCGCACCTTGTTTCACATACTCTTCAAGATAGGTATGCATCCTGGTTCCACGATTGGCTGCTTCTGTGGTTATCTGTTGTGCTTTTTCTACTCCCACAGCCCGGCGCCAATTGTGTAGTGCTGCTTTGCTGGCTTCACTCTTGGTCTTGTCAAGGATTGTGGTCACTGACGGCAAGTTGTTGCCATCGGGTGTGGCGTAGAATCGTTTGCCTTCTACAGTAACTCTGGGTATGGGTTGATAGTTAAATTTTGGATTGTACAAGTTAAACTCTAAAACTTTCTCCACATCCGCAGCGATCTCGCTCGTTAGGATTGGAAAATTCAAATCCTTCGTTGAGGCCTTGGCGAACATAATCCACGGTCATACCCGAAAGGTATACTTCGTGTCGTTTGTCCACTATCACAGAGAAACCTGGTTGAGCATAGTTTATCGTGGTATCGTCGGCGGTGTGTTCGTTAACGTATTCTAACACATAAGCCAATCCAGAGCAACCGGTAGTTTTTACTGCCAACCGAATTCCCACACCTCCGCGTTTTTCTAGCAATCGTTGGATTTTGGTTCGAGCAATGTCAGTGATCGTGATCATTTTTGTATTGATAATATAATGCTTTGTCGTCTTCTGAAAACAGATCCCATAATTTTTTATTATGAAAACTTATATCAGTGTTAGTTAATTTATCCCATCGTGCGGATGTAGATAGGTACTGTTTCCAACTTTCTATCGAATAATTATCAATCTCAAGTTGATCCAACATAGATCGAATACTGAGCTTGAATATTTCATTACGATCCAACACTCTATATCCATCAATCAATGGTGAGATTTGTTTGATCAATTGTTGTTTGATTGCCATTGGTAAATTTTTTAATTGCAGATAGGTCGGGTCAGACAACGTGTTATCGTTTATTGATAAAGTGCCCCTTTGATCAAACTGTTCAAAATAATCTATAAAGTCTTTAAGATAGGCAATGTTGTTGATGTAAAAAATAGGAGTGATATGAAAATTCATATTATGATATTTTGCTGATAAATTTTTAAAATGTTGTAAGTTATTGCTTATTTTTTCAAACTTCACTGGATATCTCACATATCGATAATTGTCTGCGTGTGCGGAGTCTACACTGATAGCAAAAGATAAATGTTTAAAATTTTTGCACCATTTTTTAAAAACTTCATCTAAAAAAACTGACCCGTTAGTGGTTATTTGTAAGTTTACTTTGTCACTTAATTTTTCGGCAATCAACCAATCAGCCAGTTTGTATAAATCTGCCTGAATAGTACCTTCGCCTCCTAGGACTACTATTCTATACACTTCATAGTTAGAGTCTATCTGTGATCTAATGCTTGATTTTAAAACTTCCCAAACTTTGGGATCATCACTTATATTTCTAATTGGTTTTGATTTTTTATTGCCTGACCAAATAGATTCGAAGAGATTGCTGTTATGTGACCCACACATTCTGCAAGCCATATTACATTCGTTACCAAATGTAACAATATTTGTGAACTCATTGAGTTTTTTATTTGTCAACCAGTCAGTGATATCATCTGACGAATGCTGTAATAATTGTCTTACTCTGCTACTGATTTGATTATTAGATTCCTGCTTGTGACAGAAATTACAGTTTTTGTCAAGAGTAGTAGATTCAATGTTTTTCTTAATTTCTACTATTCTCCCATTGGGATTGTCAAAATCAAATTTTGACCCAATGAAATGGTTAAAATCAAATGCAGCAAACTTATCACTATCCAAAGAATCATAATGACAGCAGGGATTTATATAAATGCTTCTAGTGTCAACTTCTATGTAGGGGATTATACAAAGATGTTTGTTATCTTGAATCCATTGCAATTTTTTTGAATCCAACTTGTAATCAAATTGATTGTTGTGCGGTATCATAGTAGTCTTGCCCGGGCTCGACGGTAAGCGTCTTGATCAACTAGTGGCAATAGATCCCATAATTTTTTATTGTTGGTCCAGAGACTTGTGTCAGTGAGCTTGTCCCACCGTGCGGTGGTTGATATGTACTTGTTCCAAACTTCGTCAGAAAACTCAGTGCTCTGTAATTGCCCTAGAATAGATTCCAGGCTTTTTTTGAATGTAAAACTACTATTCCAGATTTTATAATCATGATCCAGCAAGTCTTGAACCTGTAAAGCTAGTTTTTCTTTAACCACATTTGGTAAAGCAGCCAATGCCAAGTCGCTGGGACGGAACAATGTGTTATCATATATCCTGATCTGACGGCCTGATATCTCAAAATTTTCAAAATAATCTAAAAATTCTTTGAGATAGGCAATGTTGTTTATGTAAAAAGTTGGAGTGATATGAAGATCAAAATTTGATTTTGTTTCAGCCAGTGATTTAAATTTTTGCAAATTTTCATGTATCTTTTCAAACTTAACCGGATATCTCACATAGAGAAAATTGTCGTCGTGTGCGGAATCTACGCTTATGGCCACAGCCACACGTTTGAACGTATCACACCAAGATGTAAATTTATCTTCAGCAAATACCGAGCCATTGGTTCCTATCTGTAGGATGATCTTTTTACAGAGATTTTCTTCCTGTAACCAATCTGTCAGTTTGTACAGTTCTTCTTGTATGGTGCCTTCACCGCCCATCACGACTATTCTAAACTCTTCGTAAACATCAACTTTTGCTCTTATGTCAGACTTTATGGTATTCCAATAGTCCGGATCATTGCTCACAGTCTTGGATATGTTTTTTTTATTGTTCCATATAGAATCATAAAGACTGCTGATATCAGAGCTACACATTCTACATGCCATATTACATTTGTTGCCAAACATAAAAAACGTGTAGAAGAATCTGATTTTTCTATTTTCTAAAAAATCATCCAACTGGCCTGGAGGAAATTGTTTCAGTGCTCTCTGCCGACCACTGAATTGTTGATTTGCTTCTTGTTTGTGGCAGAGATGACAATTTTTATCAACTGTGCCTGACTCAATATTTTTTTTAATCTCTATTACAGAATCAACAGCCGTTGAAGTATCGTACCAACAACAAGGACTCACATGATCTAAATCATAATGTACTTCTTGATATGGGATGCTGCATATATGCGGATTATCCTTTGACCAACTATCAAAATCGATTCGATGATCAAAAGTTTTATTCTGAGGGATCATTCAATGACGTTGGCGATAATCTGCTACTGCGGCTTTGATGGCGTCTTCAGCAAGGATGCTACAATGGATTTTGACTGGTGGCAGCGCGAGTTCTTGAGCAATCTCTGAATTTTTAAGAGCTGCGGCTTCGTCCAACGACCTACCTTTAACCCACTCGGTAACGAGACTACTGGACGCAATAGCACTGCCGCATCCGTAGGTTTTGAACTTTGCGTCTGTGATGATACCATCTTTTACCTTGATCTGAAGTTTCATTACATCCCCGCAGGCCGGTGCTCCCACCATGCCGGTTCCGATGTCCATGTCGTCCTTGCCGAAGCTTCCTACGTTGCGTGGGTTTTCATAGTGATCCACAACTTTTTCTGAATAGGCCATAGTGCGTTTCCTTTCTTACATTGTAAGGTATTTACTCTAACAAGTCAACAACTTTGGATTAGATTACCCGTGGGTTGACTGGATCAACTGATCAAAATCAATTCGATCATATGGGCGGTCTACAAACACTTTTTTATTGTGATATAACAAATTTAAATTTTGATCCCAATGATCGCGCCAAGTTTGTATGTCAAAATTCGTCAACCGTCGAATTTCATTTTCATATGCTTGATATCTTAGATCTGGATCTGATATAGTGTCGTATGTGTAATCAATGAATTCTGGAAAAAGAAATCCAAGAGTCTTGAGATGTTGTATGAATCCTTCAGTGCTAAACGGTAAAATAAAATGCCCTCGAATCAACGGATCATAAGTTTTTTCAGAAACAACAATAGTATCACCGTATTCAATTGTTTCCGCATAGATACTGATAAAAGTATGATAATAATAAGAATTATGAATTGGCATATAACAATCGTGGGGTGGTTTAGTACCATCTTTTAATAAAAATAAATCATGAGAATTGTCTGGTACTGTTTTAAAATCCAAGTGCCCATACAAATGCATGTCCGGACTATCGTCACAATTTCCTATAAATCCATATCCAAGTGCCCAATCACCAAAATTTTGTTTTAAAAAATTAACCAGACGAGTA